TGGAGCATTGATTGTAGGTGTATTTTTTTCCATAGTTGGCTGGTTCTTTCGTAATGCAATTGTAATAATGATTATTGTTGCAATATTATTTGCAATCAACTATGGATATTTGGAGTCGTAAACTATGACAATGCATCTATTACCAGCTTATTACAACAATAATAGTAATAAAAAGAAAAAAGCTTTTCGTAAACCAGGCTGGATAAAAGCTCAAGCTGAGCACGATAAATGGCTAAAGTCTCGAGGTGTACATCCAGATCAATTAAAAAACAAAAATAAAGATTCCGGAATCAAAGCTCCTAATTATAAAGAGCTTTCACGTTCTCTACCAACTACAGGCCATATGGGTCGTATTGTTGGTAAGTCTAAAACAAATGCATATACTGGTACTTTCATCACAGGTATTGCTACAATGCATAAATCAAACATGGTACCCGTAACTAAGGACGCTGATCCTAAAGAATATGCAACAATGCGTAGAAACTAATTAACATGTTATGTTTATTTTAGTGTACATTTACGTAAAAGCATGGTATAATATAAGTATAAAATTAAAAAGGGAGTTTAATTTATGGCTAATTTAAATAGAATGATAGATGATCTAGAAATGTTATCAATAGAGGAGCAAGATGAACTTGCCCAAAGACTTCTAGATAGAAACAGTGGATTGGCTGTTACTCTATCTACTAAAATCAACATTGCTCATCAGGATAAGTTTTATACTGATTCTGTAGTGGATTCTCAATAATGAAGAATCCAATAGCTAAATACTTAATGTGTGCATTTGCCTATTATCAGCTTGATACAAACTTAATTCCAGATAGTGAATTCGATCAGCTAGCAAAAGATATTCTTGCAGATTACGATAATATTGAACATATGCATAAGTATTTAGTTACTAAAAAAGATTTAGATGCTGGTACTTATCTTGGTGAATATCCAACTATAGTACGAAGCGCAACAAAGCAATACATTAAAATCAATAACATATAAATGGGAGTTTAATATGGGATTAAAGAAATTACAAACAAAGAAATTAAAAAAGAAAACCGTAAGAGCAAGAGCAAGAACTGGTCTTGCTGGTGTACCAATTGAAAAAGGTTTTGATGCAGTAAAAAATTATTTTCATTTAGAAGTTGATAAAAAAGATTGTATAAATCAAGTTAAAACATGGGTTAAGAAAAACTTTCCAAAGCCATCTAAATATATTTTAGCAAATCCAGAATATTGTTTTACAATGTCACATCATGGTGCCACTGCATTTTGGTATAATAACGATTTAAATAAAACATATGAGTCTGAAAAAGCTGCTGAATTTTTATCGCATTTATTTGATAGAATGATACCTCTTATTGATAAAGGTAAAGTTTTACTTGAAGAAAAACAAAGAGAAAAAAAAGATAATGGTAATATCATAACCTTATCACCACAAGATAAATTAGTGCGTAAGATTAAGAATACTATTATACAAGAATTACTTGAACTAGAAGACAAGTGGATTGATGGTGATGATGCCACTTTTAACATATACGATAGATTCAAGTACCACGGCTTAACAAATACTGCAATCAGTCATGTTAAGCCTATGATTGAGGGTTGGCTACTTGATTATGAAGATGCTTACCATAAGAGATGTGATCAGGCTGTAGAAGGTTACTCCCACCTTAAAAGGTCAACCCTCAATCAACGAATTAAACTATGTACAGTAATGATTGAAGATCTTGAAAGAATAAGATCAGCAACTAAAGCTTCTCGTACAATTAAAATTAAGAAGCCAACATCGGCTGACAAACAGGTTGCTAAGATGCAATACAAAAAAGAAGATAACGACTTTAAAATTGTATCAATACATCCTATACAAATTATTGGAAAAACAAAACTATATATTTTCAATACAAAATACAGAGAGATGTGTTATTATGAAACAGCAGCTCCACGTGGATTTGAAATATCTGGTACTACTATCAAAAACTTTGATAGAGAATCAAGTTTTAAAATTAAATTTAGAAAGCCATTAGAATTCTTTCCTATTATTCTTACAAAGAATTATAAACAAATAACAAAGTTTCTTGAAGAGAATGCAAAATCATCAAAACGTAAAGAAGCTAATGGTCGAATTAACAAAGACACAATATTATTAAGGGTTTTAGACAAATGAAAATAGAAGAACAATTTTTAACAAAGTCTAAATTTACGAAGCTTATCGAAAATGTCGTAGCAGAATCTAAGATGCCATATATAGACGCCATCATTAAAGTCTGTGAAACTAACGATATAGAATTAGAAGACATTCGAAAATTTATATCACCAGTTATTAAAGATAAGCTTGAAGCAGAGGCAATGGATTTGAATTATTTACCTAAGAAAAATGCCATTGACTTATCACTATTCAACTAAACACTGTGTATATATACTATTATATTTCAGTTAATATTTCAGCAAATAAGGAGACAATACAATGTCATTCGCTACACTAAAACGCAATCGCGGTTCTAATCTCAATAAAATTATCAAAGCAGCAGAAGCCACTACTAGTGGTGAAACTAAGTCATATATCGACGATAGAATATGGAAACCAACTGTTGATAAAGCAGGTAATGGTTACGCTGTTATCAGATTTCTTCCTGGTACAGAAGAGAACCTTCCATTTGTAAGATATTGGGATCACGGTTTTAAAGGCCCTACTGGTCAATGGTATATTGAAAACTCATTAACTTCAATTGGTCAACCTGATCCAGTTGGTGAGCTTAACTCAAGGCTATGGAACTCAGGTATAGAATCTGATAAAGATAGAGCAAGAACTCAAAAAAGAAGATTACATTACGTAACTAATATTTACGTTGTAAGTGATCCATCTGCACCTCAAAATGAAGGTAAGGTATTCTTATATAAATTTGGTAAGAAGATTTTTGATAAGATTTCTGATATTATGAATCCTTCATTTGCTGATGAGACACCAGTAGATCCATTCGATTTTTGGGAAGGTGCTGATTTTAAACTTAAGATCAGAAATGTTGAAGGTTATAGAAACTATGACAAATCTGAATTTGCTTCAGCAGCATCACTATTAAATGCAGATGAAGCTCAATTAGAAGAAGTTTATGGAAAGTTACATGACTTATCAGAGTTTACTAATCCTAAAAACTATAAGTCATATGATGATCTTAAATCAAAATTGATGAGAGTATTAGGTGAGCAATCAAATACTGGTGCCTATACTATGAAAGAAGAGATTAAGTTAAATGAACCAATGCCAGCTATTGAGCCGGTTACTGCTGAAGAAATGAGCAGTGAAGATGAAGATACTTTATCTTATTTCTCTAAACTTGCAAAGCAAGATTAATTAGCTTTCGCTAATATTTGATCTCCAAAATCCATAACGTTATCGCTGCCGCCAAAAACGGCAGCGTTACTTATATTATTAGAATTAATTGTAGATGCGTCAATATTAGTATTTGATGAACCAGCTTTCATACTTGATTGAGGATTATTTGAAGCTGCCGCAGCATATAATCCGCCATCAATACTTGATTCTTTAGCTAGTTTCTTTAATCTATTAGATTGTTGAAAAAAGTTCTTTAAATCAGAAGTATCTTTTTCAATACCAGCACCTTTTCTATATTGTCCTGGTCTAAACTCTGTAAGGATCTTAGCACCAATAGTATCATCCATATATGAGGTAGTTCCTTTAAAAAATTCTTTACTTTCTTTAGTCGTAGTTCCTGATACTTTTTCAGCTTTATCGGCCCTTGCAAGTTTTTCTGATGATTCTTTATTATTAAGAACGTATGTAAGACCTGCAACAGCTGCTAATGGTAATAATACTGGCAAACCTCTAACCATTGACATGGCATGTCTACCACCGTTTTTAACAAGGTCAATCATACTTTTAAATAAATTTCGAGGTTGTTTACTTTTAGAAGCATCTTTAAATAGATCTAGTTGTGGCGAGTTACCTTTAGGCACACTAGGACTTCCTTTAGGCACACTAGGACTTCCTTTAGGCACACTAGGACTTCCACTAAGTGGAGGTTTAGTTCGAGTTGCATACTTGTAAGCTCCATAAGTCGCACCAGTTGCAAGTGTACTTAAGCCAAAGCCTGCTGCATCGGTAGGATTGCCACCTATTAATGAATTTATGGCTATTCCACCACCAGCAATTGCTAATAACGCAGCACCAGCTGGTGTTGATAACATAAGTTTGGTGGCTCCAAATAGTAATCCAAGCATTTTACCTGGCATTAATAAAGTTGCAATACCACCTAGTAAAAGAAGAGATTTGCCTATATCTTTAAATGTATTTTCGCTGGTTCCGTCTAAAAGTTTATTAACACTTTCTAATCCAGATCCTACAGCATCTCCAATACCACTAAAAAATCCAGCAAATTTTGGAAACCTAACACTAAAATTTTCTAAGTTTTTAACTAACTTTCCAAGTTCTTCATCTACTTTTTTATTATTTAATAATGCTCCAACAGCCGCGCCGATAAGACCGAATCTAAATCCAAATATAGATCCAATAGCGCCACCCTTTATGGCCATCGATACGCCACTA